TTCTTGATAACAAGCAAAGACTCTGCTGTGATTTGGTCTATGTTTCCAATTGGATTAGGATAGTTCCTTTTGATGTTTATACATCTCGGAGCATTGTAATCATCAGTAAAGAACAATAAATCAATTAATATATCAATGCCCGTAACTAAATAACTTGGATTAAAATTCAATGTAGTATTAACACCTCCACCATCATCAATAGAGATAACGTGATAGGTTAATATATTTGTATAGACATTAAAAGAAACAATCAAGTCAAGTTTACCTGTGTCTCCTTCTGAAAAATTTGGGTCGTGTATAAGCCAATAGATAGTTTCATTAGCACTATCTTGCAATGCACCAATACATCTTGCAGATGAACTAAGCGGAGTTCCGTCAATATACGCCAATGAAGTAAGAGGTATATTACCTTTTGTATTCTCAATAACACCCATCTCTGAGTTCTCTGTAGAACCCATTCTAATATTCATAGCATCAATATATTCTCCTTCAGGTAATAGGCGTTGGTCTATAACCTTGTTCATCTTACCTGCCGTAAAGTTCCTCGTGAATTTTGCCATTTTATTTTATTTGCTTGTCCAATCCTCTTAAGTTCATCAAGAGTCTGCCCGGATGAATATTGCTAATTCTTATTTTTGCATTGCTTAACAACGCTCTTCTTTTCTTACGTGCACGAGCAACGATATACTCTTGAACACCAAGTTTAGAACTTAGTATCTCATATTCAATTGCGGCATAAATATATGCCTCAAATAACTTATTCACCGTAATCAAAGAATTGTCTCCGCCTTCCATACCATCAGAAACATATTCAAGAATACAAGACTCACCTGACATTGACGAGTCAAAGTTAATAACTCCTGCTTTTCTATCAATATTAAATGTAGGATTAAAGTTTGCTGTCTCTGTATTTAATCCATAAGCAGTTCCAATGTTGCCTTCAAAATACCACATTCCATCATAGTTCCAACCTAATTCACCATTAAATTGATTGCCTTGGTTTAAGTAGATACTTTTTTTAGTTTTAGTCAATCTATCAAAGTCGATGTTTGAATACTGAGGACTTAATGCATTTCCATCTTGGTCAAATAAAATACGACCTGTATTGTCTTGCAAGTATGCTTTAGATGAAAGCGTTTGAATATTCTCAGACAATGGACGTAACCATCCGTCTTTGTATAATGAAACACGTACCCAATTCACATAATCAGAAGGTAATATGTATCTCAACATATCAGGAACTGTAAGCTCCAATACCTTAATTTCTTTAAATGCATCATAATTCAACTCCTGAATAGCACGCTTAGCGTGAAATAATACTTTATAACGCTCTTCATTGTTAACCAATGAATGGTTTCCTGAGTACATCAGTAAAAAATTATTTACAATGTCTTGTAAACTAACATATTGATACGACCCCCAATTGGCGTCCTCGGGAGTAACACCCCCATTCTCGTAGTATTGATACTGTGATATATATGCCATATCTTATTTTTTATGGGTTATTTTCTTGTTGCTCCTTGGTCATACTAAATTGTGTAACCTGCGTTTCACGAATAGATATACCACAATATTGAAGAATCCTTGTAACTAATTTATATTCATCTTCAAGAGGCAGCTCAAAATCTTGATAGTCAGACTGTGATTGGTCAAATATAGGTTCACCATTACTAAGTGTTATATATGTCCATTTAGGCACCTTAGGGAACCTGAAGTAAGTAGCTTGAACCTGACCCTTGTTGCTTATTGTAGCAGGATATATAGTCAAATCAGTGCCTTGTACAGTATATGAAGGATATTGAATTGTAGGCGGAGTTAAGTTAGAATTATTAAGAAGTGTCATATTTGAATTAATAACCTTCTCAGCTTGTACAACAGTTGCAGATGAGAATATACTATAAGCATTTCCTGCTGCTAAAAATATATTTGAATCCAACTGAATTGCTGTATTACTTAACACTGATACAACCGTGGATACTAAATTTGTAGTTAAATTTGTTACCACATCTCCTGCTGACAAATTATTGGTAGTAAAAGATGCAGTACTATCAACTAATTGACCACTTACAACTGCTGTGTTAGTGCCTGTCTTTAGGCTTATAGGCTTACACTCAACATCTAATATCATATAAGAATAATATCCCGTTGTAGTAGGAGTAGGTACCGAGAATCTATTAGCTGAAATTTTAGATAAATAGTCTTTTCTTAAAAAAGATTCTAATGTCTCAGCAATTGGCTGTTCCATATCGGCATAATTAACGCCTGCGGTACGAGCATTTTCTAAATTTATAACAGTATTGTAACTGCTAAAATACTCCTCAAAGATTTCCATTTGCGCATTTTGAGCATACAAATTAAAATCAGAAGGAGAGATGTATCCGTAGTTATTCTTATTCAGTACAGACAACACCGTATTTCTTACTGAGTTTATCATTACTTCTTTTTTTACAAATATACATAAAAAAAAAGAGGGTACAATAAGTACCCTCTTCTAACCAATAATCAATAATCAAAACCTATTATGCCAAAGTAGCTTCTAACATTTTTAAGGAATCAATACCTTCATCACTTTGTAAGAAGTGGGCTACCATCTCATAAGGGTCTTCTCCGAATGGAACAGATAACATCTTCTTTTTGTTAGTAGATGTATTAAACCATACCTCTTTTTCGCCATTTCTTAATACCAATAGCTTGTTTTCAAAGAATAAACGAACCTTAGCTTGAAACTTCAATTCAGGGTCATTTAATATATTTAAGAACTCTTTAGGGTCTCTTTTAGCAAATACCAAGATGTCACGCTTTAACTCAGCAGTAGACACGGTAGATGGGTCTTTTCCAAACATAACCCTTGTTAAGGTTTCAATTTGGTCAAGTGATAACTGACGAGCTTCAATTAAAGCCTCAACTTCTAAGTTTAAGTCTTCTACTTCAGCAGCAGCATCTTTTTCTTTATCTACCTCAACAAATATGTTGCCATTCAATGGATGGTAGTGTAAGAATTGTTGTAATACAGGGTTTGTTCTTGGAACTCTTAAGAAGCCATCTTCAAATATGATGGGCTCTATAATTGCATTTCCGTCTTGTTCGTCCTCAAATGGGGACTGTTGATTCGTTGAATACCTCAATGCACGATTGACATTGTTTTTCTCATCAAACCACATTAGTGGGAATCGAGGGTGGTTTCTTGATGCTAACGTATATGATAGCGGATTTCCTATTTTCAACTTGTAGACCTTATCTACAGGTGTTGTACCTTTTGCCATTTTGTATTTAATTTAATTAGATTTAAAAAAGGGAGAGTGTCTTTGAAGACACCCTCCCGGTATATTTACTACCTATTATCCATAACGGAACAATACGAAGTTGTTTGCACCCAAAGTACATACGCAACGCTCAGACAAGAAGTTTACCTCCATTGCATCCAAGTCGCTTGTGGCAGCACCACCGGCAGAACCTGTAATCCAAGTCTTGTATCTTCTATCTTCCGCTTCAGAAGCACGGTATCTTACGTGTAAGAAAGGACGCTTAGCGTTCTTACCCATAATTTGGTCGTACACTGAAGTTGAACCTGCAGGAACCATCAAACCTGTGATTGTACCTGTTGCAGTTGCAGCAGTAGTATTTAAACCACCACGCATTGTTGGGTCATTTAAGTATTTCCAATCAGACTTGTAGAAGTCATAACCTCTACGGAATCCTGTGAAACCTAAGTTTAACGCCATATCAACATCGTTATCGAAAAGACCGAATGAAGCTGACTGAGCAACACCACCTGAAGTGTAGCCGTTCAATGTAGCTAACATATTGTCGATATCGAAGCTCAATCCACGATTTACGAATACTACGTTCTCTTCGATAGCACCTTGCTTATCTAAACGAGAAACGATAGAATCCCAATCAGAAAGAGTTGTTGGAGTACCACCACCCCATACGTTACCACGGTTGTTTACAACGTAGAAGATACCTTCAGAACCAATGTAACCTGCAGTAGCAGCACCTGAAGAAGATGCAGCCGGAACAGCTTCAATCATTGAAGTCTCTAAGTAATCTTCA